TGTATCTTTGCCGGTAGCTACAGCTACCCCTGTAATAAAACCATCTTGTCTAATTGCACCTAGACCTTTTGTTTTAAGGTTTGGATCGTAAGTCTCTATATCAATAGCTACTGTATCTACACCTTCTAAGTCTAAATCAATTGGATGTTTACACATTGTAATCCCTTTCTAATATCATTTCTAAATAGTGTATTGCTTTCTTAATATCTTCTTCTTTTCCTTTCATAGAATGCCTACAAATATACTTTATAGCGTTGCCTTCTGCAAATAAAAATTTATTTTCATTTATAAACTCTGCAGGTTGTATGCTAAATTTTTTGTAGTGATTCCCACCGTGCTGCTTGTCTAATGATTTATAACCCATTCCTTTAAATATACTTTTGTCTGTCATGTTTTCTCCTTTTAAAGTTCTAAAATTTCTCTCCAATTGTTTTGTATTTTTGCTAAAGAATAAGGACCAGAAGATCCTATAGTCCAACAATCTATTTTACCTCTACTATAAGCAACGTAAGCTAACCTTGTCGGTTCAAAGTTACGAGGCTCCGGTCTCCAAACAGATAGATCAACTATTATATTATCAAAAGTTAATCCTTTTACTTTATGTATTGTATCGTGTTGAACTCTTGGTTTTTTATTTACATTCATACCATTATTTAAAACTTTATTAATGTAAGGTATTTTTGCAATTAATTTTTCATTTTTAGATAATGCTTCGTGGTTTAAAAGTTGAGAAAGTCTTTCAAATTGTTTTACTTCTGGTTTTAAATAACCTGCATCTATAAGTTCTTGTACATTATAATCTCTGTCAATTAGAGGTTTTAATTTATCAACATCACCTAAACCATTAACTTTTACTTTTGAACCCATTAACTTCCAGTATTCTTTTATCTGTTGTTTAGAAACTTTAGCGTTCATAAAAGTTTTCCAATTTTTAAAACAACTAAAGTGTTCTCTAGATACATGAGCACTACCAGATACCATTTTATAATCTATGCCATTGTCTTGAAGAAATGTATTTATAGATTTGTGAGTAGGGTTGCCTCTATATGTAAATAAAAATGTTTCGTCTGTGTTTAAAATTTTATTAATTAAAATATCTTTTGATTTACACCCTTGATCTAATCTAGGTATGTAGTGTGATTTTCCAACAACATCAGTTGGGGTCCAAGTTCTTTCTGAGTATCTACCATATTCTTTCCACACAGGTGCAATAATATTTCTACATATTTTATTAATAGTTTGACCACATCTTAAACCTTCAGTAAGTTCATTAGCTTTTGCTTCTTCTGTATTAGCTAATAAATAAAAGTATTCAGGATCTGATCCTGCATATTCGTGAATAGTTTGATCAGCATCTCCTATAAAAATAAATTCTTTTGCATTTGTAGCTGCTTTTTGTAGAGCAGCTATCTGAGGTTTGCTACAGTCTTGAGCCTCATCTACTATTAAAACATCTATGTCAGTAGGTACAGCTGCTTTAAATCTAAAATTATCTATCATATCTACAAAAGATATTCTTTTATGTTCTTCATTGTTTCTGTAGTCATCATATTTTTTCTTTAACTCTAGTAATCCACCTGGCCCTTGAAGACGATAACCTTCATAACGAGATCTTTCACAAAGAGCCCAATATTTTTCAAGTTCTATGTCAGAAGTTAAGTCATAACCTTTACCATGTGCGTGAGAAATAAATTCATAAAGAGGATGTTTATCCCAAGAAATATTTTTCTTTATAATATTCATACCTAAATTTTCTTTACAAAATACCTTGTGGTCTTCTTGTTCATATTTTTTTATATTTAAATATTCTCCCTTAAAATAAGAGTGAATTGTACAAATTTGATCTTGTAAATTTGTATCTGGAATATCTTCTAATTCTGGTAATTTGTTTACAGCTTTTACAATTTCATCAGCTGCTGTGTTCGTGTGAGATAAAATTACAATTCTATCCCAAGGATATTTTTTTAAAAACTCATCATATTTATCTTTTAACCATTTGTGAGTTTTACCTGTACCCGGAGGACCTGGAATAAAGTTTGGAATTTTTAAACTATTCATCTTCACCTGTGCTATCTCCTATATAGACAGACTCTCCTTCCCATATTAATTTATTTTCTTCTATTTTTTCTCCACTTATTACCCAGGCAACACAAGATTTATTTTTGTATTTACCTCTATCTCTTTTACCTTTTAAAATAGTTTGAACTTTCTGAACAAGATCAGGTCTTTTTAAATTTATTCTATTTTTCATTAACTCTTTTTCAAAATTGCTTAAATCAAATTCAATTGTTTTCTTTTCTTGATTATAATAAGGCAACTTGTAAACAGCTAATTGTTCCTTATCCATATAGACACCTTTCGTATCTAAATAATTTAAAAAAAACATTTTAAACTGTGAGTCTTCTTCTGCTTCTTGTACATATTCTTTTGACTTTTCTCTGCTGTAAAATTTAGCCATCATTATTTCTTCAAACTCTTTTGGTGTCATTCTAGGTATCCATACCTTAGCTTGACTCATAGCAATGTCACAAAACAATTTTAAATTCATAAGTGATTCACCATCAATCCAAATTTTTTTCTTAACTGTTTCTAAACCTGGTCCGTCTACACTTTTTTGTGGTACATTTAAATGCACGTAGTATCTATTTGCTCCGTACTCTTCAATTTTTTCAATAGTGTCTTTTGATACTTGTAAAGTTATATCTTTAAATATACCTATCCAATTAAATAAACCCTGCAAATTTTTGTGACTGTAACCTGTAATTTCATGAAGTTTATTTATTCCAAACTTTCTATTTGTTTTTCTACTTGAAGTTCCTTTTTTTAATCTTTGTGCATACCCATCATCATCTGCATGTTCCGCGATCCGAGATACAAAATCATTTATTTCATCATCAGTCCAATCCGTATGCTTTACTAATATTCCTGCAATCGCAGTACAATACTCATCTCTACTTCCAGCACTAGGATATATAATTGTTAACGCCGCAGATAAAGCAACTTTACCTACATCTATGGATAAGTTTCCTTGATATTCTCTTATCTCTTCAAACTTTTCCCATCTTACATTTGTTTTTGATTTACTATGTAAAGAACCTGGAACTATAGTATATCTTTTTTTCTCAGTTCTTAACTCACATATCATTGAACCATGTGGAAAAGCTTCATAGTCTTTTTCAAATTCATCTGGTAATTTAAATTGTTTAAATGGTATTTGATTTCTATTAGTCCAAAGGTAATGACTCGTTGGGTTACCTTCTCGTCCAAAGATTGCACCACAATCTTTAATATAATAATTAATAAATCTTTTTACAAATTCGTTATCTATATCTAAATCAACATCGTGATCTAATCTTAATGCTATCTCTGCTGTTTCGTGATCCCTGTTCCATATGTCTTTCTCTATTTTAAAATCCGGGTCAGTATATTTTTTGACCTTAGGTGTACCCTTGAGACAGGGTATAATTACCCTTCCCAAATCTAACCAATCTATATAATTTATAGGCTCTTTATTCATTTTGTATTTTTATTGTATTAAGAGTGGGCGGTATCCACTCTCGCTTCTCCGCCCAATCCTGCAGGAAATTATAAACTAAATTCTTTTTTAGCTTCTTTAGTTTCTACTTTAGCTTCTACTTCGCCTTTACCAACGCTGACTGCAAAGTTTTTAGCCATATCATAGATACTTTTATCTTTGACAGGACCAACTTTAGAAACATCCCAACCAAACCAAGTTCCTTTGTCATTTGACATTTGAACTGTAGATAGTTTGTAAATGTGGCTATAAGTTGGTGGTGTAAATAAACCATTAGCACCTTGTAACTTTAAACCCATCATCATTGAATTCCATTTTCTACTTACTTTTAATTGAGTAGATTTCATAGAGATCAATGCAGATTCTGCGCTATCTCCCACTACAAGTACAAAATGATTAGCAGTGTTTTCTAAATAGTTACCGTTAGGTAATCTATCTTTGTATGATTTATCTCTAGTCGTTTGACTAACGATATCACTATCTGCATCATGAATTGCAACAGGTGCACCGGTACTGGTACCTCTGTCTTGCCATTCAACATATTGTCTTTTGTAATGACACGGTACAACCTCTATTGAATCGTACAATTG